TGTAAAGAATTGTGTGACCCTCGTCACATCCCCCCGCGTACATGTGTCACTATGGTCGAGCAGGGTGCTTACCTTGTAGTACACCCGTATTCATCTATCACATTGGAGTAACCTGATATGGCAGTAGATTCCCGCATTCGGGATCTCAAGGCCTCCCTCCGTGACGCCCTCGCCGAGAACGACGCAATTGTCGATCACGCCGAGGCTGGCCGCGAAGAGGGTGGACCTGACATTCAGGTCGAGGCGAAGCACCTGACTTCTTTCCGCGAGAACCTCAACAAGGCCCGTGGCCTTCGCGAGGAGATCGAGGTTCTGGAGGGTCAGAAGGAAATGGCTGATTGGGCTCACGAAGCCCCGGCCGCTCCCGAGACCCACCGTGAAGCCAAGAGCATCTTCCCGACCAGTGTTGGTCAGTCGTTCATCGACAGCGACGAATTCAAGTCGCTTGACGGTGGCCGCAATGGTTACACGATGAATGTCCCGCACAGCATCAAGGGTGACCTTGGTGACATGTGGCAGCGTAAGGACGTTTACACGACTCTCCCCTCGGGAACACCGGCTCAGTTCGGTACCCCGCAGCGGGATGCGATCGTGGAGCGTGCCCACCGCGCCATGCGTGTTCGGGATCTGTTCAACGTGCAACAGACCAACACCAACCTTGTTGAGTACTTCCGGGTGACCGGTTTCACGAACAACGCAGCCACTGTGTCGGAGCGTTCTGGTTCGCCAGAAGCGTTCACGGCAATGGCCCAGTCCACACTCACTGTGGCGGGTACGCAGGCTCCTGTTCGGACCATCGGGCACTACGAAGTTGCTCATCGCAATGTCCTCGACGACGAGCCCGCGCTTCGCGGGATCATCGACAACGAGTTGCTGTACGGCCTGCGTCTCACCGAGGATGATCAAATCCTCAACGGGAACGGTTCCGGCACCAACCTCACGGGTATCACCAACGCTGGCGTCAACGTACAGGCGCTGGGTTCTGATACACGGGTCGACGCGATCCGTAAGGGCATCACCAAGATTGCTCTCGCTTATTACGAGGCAACAGGCATCGTCGTTCACCCGAACGACATGGAGCAGATCGAACTTGAGAAGGATGGCGACGAACGTCACATGCTTGCCACCTCGATCGCTCTCGGTGCCGAAGCCCGCATCTGGCGCCTGCCGGTTGTGGAGACCGCTGCGATGACTGAGGGGACCGGCCTTGTCGGCTCCTTTGGTATCGGTGCGACGCTCTATGACCGCATGGAAGGCAGCGTGCGGATTTCCGAGAACCACTCGGACTTCTTCGTGAGGAACGCTGTTGCGATCCTCGCCGAAGAGCGGATTGCTCTCGCCGTGAAGCGGCCTGAGTCGTTCACCATCGTTACCGGCATCTAGTCGGTAGTCACATAGTCCTCCTCTCCCCTCTGGGGGACTGACATAACAGGGGTCGGGTTGCGATTGGGCAGCCCGGCCCCCGTTGTGGTTTTCGGGACCTCTCGCTTCTATACGTTCGCTCCGTTATACTGTGTCTATGGCAGTTGACACTATGAGGACCGTTGTTCTCGACCGTGACCTCTTTGAGGACAAAGGCGGGGTTAGAACGCTCGTCGCTCGCAAGGGCGAAAGGGTGACCCCTGACTTCGCGATTAAGCACGGGGTCCTTCCCATCGAATCTGCTGGGTTGCCTGCCATGGAAGCCAAGGTCACTGAGGTGACCAACCGTCAGGACTATCAAGTTTCGGCGAATAAGCGGCTCCGTTAGCCGCTCAAACCACTCCACTAGTTGAAGCGCTCTGGCCCCCCGCGTCGTCGCACGCCCCTACGCTCCCGCAAACGGATTAGTCCGATGAGCAGGAAGCGCAGAGATGAATTGGAACAACGCGCTCAGGTTCGGGAAGAAGTGTTGGCCCGAGACGATCACACCTGCCAAGCCAAATATTTGTTGGTTCACATCCCTTGCTGGGGTCCCCTCGACGTGGACGAGATTATCGGCAGGGGCAGAGGCGGCGATTGGCTCGATCCAGAAAACTGCCAAGTTCTGTGCAGAGTCCACCACATGTGGAAGCACGAGAATCCGCTTGAGGCGCTGGCGCTAGGCCTGTCAGGGAAGGCTCAATGAGATATTTGGCAGCGGTTATCTTGACTGTGGTGGCTTGTTCAAACCAGTCGTTTCCGCTTGGGATGAGTGGGGAGCGGGTGATGGATTCACCCGAACCTGAACTTGTGTCCACGGTAGCCATGCCGGTAGAGAGCATCGAATTCCATTACGAGATTCCCACGACGACCACGACGACGGCTGCTCCGGTGCCCCCTACGACCACTTTGCTGGACGTTACGCCGGAACTCATGCTGCCCGACCTGTATGAAGTCGCAGGGATGATTGAGGAACTACGGGTGTATCTGGACCTGCCCGACGATCGGGCTGTTATGGCGAAGTCACCTGAGCCGCCCCAGTTCACCCTCGGCCAACTCGTTGACTACTTCTTCGAACCCCAAGACCGGGCATGGGCGATGCGGGTGGCGTTCTGTGAGTCCAGCGGCCAACCCGGTGACATAACTTCCGACGCCCGCCACCACCGCTCTGGCGCATCCGGCTGGTTTCAGCATTTGCCGAAATTCTGGGAGGAACGCAGCGAAGCAGCGGGTATCCCTGATGTAGACATCATGGACCCGATTGCCAACGTCCTAGTCGCTTCGTGGCTGTTGTACGAAACTCCACAGGGCACCGGTCATTGGTATCCGAGCCAGTCTTGCTGGCGGTAGGATGACGCCATGCCAGAGGCTTCAACCCATTTCCATCAGCGGCAGCATCACATCAAGTTCACCCTCGCAGAATTGGCTGAAATAGTGGGGGTTCCAGTGGAGGCGTTAGGCGTGACACACGTCGATACCGCTCCGGGGGATTCCGAGTCAGCGGTGCGTATCTGTTTGAACGAAAATTGCGATACGAGTCAAGGCAGTTTATTTCAGTCATAACCCTGTAACCCCAGCGTTACATGCGACAATAGGCATGTGCATCGGGACGAATCTGGGTTATTCCAGCAGGCTGAATCGAGTGGGTGGGATAACGACGACCACGTTATTGCCATTGAGCGTCCCGAATGGCAGGAGGACTCCGCTTGCAAGGGCGTCGAAGATCCTTCCATCTTTTTCCCGTCGCCCGGTGACACGGAGGCGCTTCGTGCAGCGAAGGGCATCTGCGCTGGCTGTCCGGTGCTTTTCCCGTGTCTCGAATACGCTCTTGCCAATAACGAGCGGTACGGCATCTGGGGCGGGAAAAGCACCCGTGAGCGTTTGCTTATTCTTCGGGCAAAGAGGATGCTGGAGGAAGGGGAAGCCTAATGGCCTCGACCCCCTAGAAAGCGTAGGCTAGACGCATGGCCGTCATCACCTATCTCGATTTGCAGGACTATATGGGGAAGACGTTCACGTCGACCCAGCAGACCGCCGCTACGTCCCTCGTTGGCGCCCTAGAGCGGGAACTGGGGGCGATCCTTGGCCGGTCTTTGACGGGCCTCACAGTTACGAGTGAAGCCCATGTCCTACAGGCAGGACAGCGCCAGATCTTCCTCAGGGAATACCCGGTCAATACGGTCACTGCCCTTAGCGTTGGGGACCTTGGGTCCGAAACGGCGCAAACTCTCAGCGACTACGACATCTATAAATGGGGGATTGACGGTCTTCGAATCGCCACACAGGGCCTATCCGCGCTTGTGACCTACACGGCCGGTATGGCCGCTACCGACGCGCAGAAGTTGGAGGCGGTCATGCTGCGAGCCTCTGCTCGGGAGATGTCCGCCATGTTGGCCGACGCTCAGGGGTTGGAGCGGCTCAGTATCGAAGGTGTATCAATGCAGTTCGCTAACGGAGGCCAAGGCGGGTTTACCGACGATGACCTCAGGCACGTTAGGCGGTATCACCGCAAGGGTGTGTTCTGATGCGCGGGGCGAACCATTCTCTTAGGATTCGCGCCCGCACACCTTCGACTGATGCAGAAGGAAGAGTGTCGTACACGAATAGCGACACGACCGTTCAGGGGCACGTTTCTGTCCGCGCTGCCACGGCGGTGACGCCAGATTCACGCGGCCAGTTTGTGCAGCAGTTGCGTGGGGTCGCGTTGGTGCCCCTCGGGACAACTGTGACCGACAACGATCAGGTCGTCGTTACCGGTATCGATACGGTGGTCAACGGCACCTATGACATTGACACTGTCCAGTACACACGCGCTCATTTGCGGCTGGCATTACGCGGGGACCCGACCTAATGGGACTTTCAATGGCAGGTCAAAGAGGGGGCGTGTTCCACAGTTACTATCAAGCGACGCTTGCTAACGCTATACGCGTGTTCTCAGCAGGTTCGGGCAGGGGGCCGAGTGGTCTCAAGGCGGCCGGTGCGGTGATCGGCGCACAATATGCGAAAGCGATCCAAACCTCATTGAGCATCCCCGGCAACATCGGTTCGATGGGGGCGTCGGGCTTACCCCAAGGAATTCCATCTGCTCGGGGGACGCCTCCGCACATGCAGTCGGGTGCTTTGCGGGACAGCATCAAATGGAGGACAGCCCGATTGGTGGGTCAGAAGGTAGGGAGCGGTGCGTTCATGCGGAGCGGCCGTGTCGTCATCGACGTTTATCAAGATCCGAATCAACCAACCCACGACGGCGACCAGCCCGGCGCTCATGTGTACTACGGGGCGCTTCACGAGTTCGGCGGGACACAGGGCGGGCACACATACCCAGAGAGGCCCTTCTTTAGGCCGCAACTCAGAAACCCGATGATGAAGAAGTTAATCAGAACCAACGCTCGTAACTTCTTCGTTGCCGAGGAAGTAAGGGCAGCGGCGGGGATGGGTCACTTGGAGATGAAGATGGCGCCGATCATTATCTCCACGGCAAAGATGATCAGACCGATGAAGTTCAAGTAATGGCTTCCGTCGCCTCCGTTCTCCGCACGGCAATCGTGGACGCGAACTTGTCGAATGTTACGACCAAGGTTTTCCGAGACTTTGCTCCTGACAACATCTCCACACCGTTTGTGACGTTCACGGATGACGTGAGCCGGTCCCCTGCTCTCATCGGCGACAGGGCGGTTCTCGCCCAGTCGCGGATGACCACAGTCCACCTGTGGCAAGACCTCGATTCCGAGGATCTCGCTCTGGTCGACAGCCTGCACGCAGCAGTCGACAACGCGACTCTCACAGGCGCCGACAAAATGATTTTC